GGAGCTGGCATTGTTTTAACTGCGGCTTCACGGCCAGTTTCGTGCAGGGCCGTACCCTCACATTCAAAGCACGCCGGCTCCTGGAGTGGATGAATGTTCCGTCTGAAGAGATCGAGCGCATAAATCTCGAAAGCCTGCGACACAGATCTGTGCAAGGCATCCTGGATGATCGGCAGCGCACGGCCAATGCTGTGCAGGCCATAAATTTTGAAGATCGTGATCTGCCCGAAGGATTCATCATCGTGGACGAGCACACCCCGGTACACTGGCAGTATCTGCAGGATAGATACATACCCCGAGACTACCCCTTGGGCATGGTAGGAGGTCGACCTGGCGATAAATGGACTCCAAGGCCGGGCGTGATCGTGCCATTTACCTATGATGGTCGCATAGTAGGACACACCACTAGATTCCTAGACGACAAGACGCCCAAGTACATACATGACATCCAACCGGGCTATGTATTTGGCACGGATCTACAACGAGCCAATTGGCAGCATGCGATCGTGGTTGAAGGTGTGTTTGATGCTCTTAGCATATCAGGATTGGCAGTTTTGCATGCCGACATATCAGATGCCCAGGTCCGATTATTGCGTAGCCTAGGACGAAAGATCACAGTAGTCCCAGACCAAGATGAGGCCGGCATGAAACTAGTGGATCGTGCTGTAGAATTAGGATGGGCTGTGAGTATGCCCGACTGGTCTGCAGCGGTCAAGGATGTGAACGACGCTGTGAAGCTATACGGTCGTTTGATAACCCTGATACATATCATGCAGGCCCGTGAGACTAGCAGGATCAAGATAGAACTAGAGAGAAAAAAACTTGCTAATAAGATCAAGCACAGAAATTAAACCAATAGAGTCCTCGTGGACTTATTATCAATCTCTGCAGTCTGATTTACTGTACTTTGTACACTACAAATGTGCCAGTAGTTTATATCGTCGCTGGTTTAGAAAGATTGGTTGGCAAAGAGTAGAATTGACACCGTCTGAAATTGATTGGGATAATTCTTATGTTTTTTCACACATCAGAGATCCGTTGATCAAACACCGTAAGGCGTTGGTAGAATTTTTTTATTATCAACAATTTGATGATATGCTAGAACTGGCGTTAAAGAATGACAGTAGATGGTTAAACATTGTTGCTGATATTACTGCATTAGACGGTCACAGTCGAACTATTAGATCAATTCTAGGTGAGAAAACCCCATTGAAAATAGACTGGATTCCCATTGACATTGATTTTGATCATAAAAAATATACATTAGATATGTTAGAAGCAAAGGGCGAAATCATTGACGAAAAAACCAAACAAGAATTGATTGACTATGGCAAGATCAACGAATCCACAGAAGAGGAAAAAAGATTGTTTGATCAATTGATAGAAATTTTACCTTCGCCAATGGTTTTAGACTATATTGATTATGACAGGTGTTTGTACACTGACATTGTGTATTCAATTTTGGAAAGACAATAAATGTTAAAAGATTATGGTATTGAAGTTCAACGCCTGTTCCTAGAAATGATGTTGGAAGATGCGCAGAGCTATGTGCGTGTGCAGAACATCTTCAATCCCGAAAACTTCGATCGAAGTCTGCGAGCAGCAGCCGAATTCATCAAGACCCACTGCGACGAACACAAGACCATGCCTGATCGTAGCCAGATCTCAGCTGCAACCGGCATAAAATTAGTGTCCGTCCCAGATCTCAATGAGGGACATTTTGATTGGTTCTTGGAAGAATTTGAGGCATTCACACGCAGACAGGAACTGGAACGTGCGATCCTTAAGTCAGCGGATCTTCTGGAGAAAGGCAATTTTGATCCTGTAGAGAAACTGATCAAGGATGCAGTGCAGATCAGTCTCACCAAAGACATGGGCACAGATTACTTCGATGATCCGCGGGCGAGGTTGCTGGCCTTGAAGTCAAACAATGGACAGAATTCCACAGGCTGGCCGGCCTTGGACAAGCTCTTGTATGGTGGATTCAATCGAGGCGAGCTGCAGATCTTTGCAGGAGGATCAGGTTCGGGCAAGAGCCTGTTCATGCAGAATCTGTCTGTGAACTGGGTGCAAGCAGGCTTGAGCGGTGTGTACATCACGCTGGAACTTTCGGAAGGTCTATGTTCATATCGCATAGACTCCATGATGACCAATACCGCCACCAAGGATATCTTTAAAGACATCGATACCGTGGAGATGAAGGTCAAGATGATGGCAAAGAAAGCTGGCAAGTTGCGCATCAAATACATGCCTGCACAATCCACAGTGAATGATATCCGAGCTTATCTCAAAGAGCTGGAAATACAGACCAAGATCAAGGCCGATTTCCTGTGTGTGGATTATCTGGACCTCCTGATGCCGGTGTCGGCCAAGGTATCGCCTAACGATCTGTTTGTCAAAGACAAGTATGTGAGTGAAGAACTGCGCAATCTGGCCAAAGAACTTAATATCTTGTTTGTCACAGCAAGCCAGTTGAACCGTGCCGCGGTGGAAGAGATCGAGTTCGATCACAGCCACATATCGGGTGGTATCTCCAAGATCAACACAGCAGATAATGTGTTTGGTATTTTCACATCTAGAGCAATGCGCGAACGCGGACGCTATCAGCTACAGCTCATGAAGACTCGTAGCAGTTCGGGAGTAGGTCAAAAGGTAGAGCTAGAATTTGACATCGAAAGCCTCAGGATCAGAGACCTCGCACAGGATGAAGGCTATCAGGAGTTTAAGAAGCGTGCTCCTTCAATCTATGAATCAATCAAGGCCAAATCAACACTGTCGGCCGATGAGTCTAATGCCACAGTGGCTGACGAGCCAGGCAAGATCACTGCAGAGATACAGTCAAACAAACTTAAACAGTTGTTGGGGCAGATCAAGCAGAGTTGAGATACTTGCCGATCTCCATGCTTTTGACATTGGTGCGATGGACCTGTAGAAACTGGCTGCCGTCTCGGCTCTTCAGCTCGCCTTGTCCCACTATCACTGATCCAGATCCATATTTGATAGGATTGTCTACGATGAGATCCACATATTCTCCCTCGCCTACTCCCAGCGTGATGAAATGGATGTATTTTTGTTTGTCGCGTCGGAACACCCTTGCATTGGCCACTATGCCCGCAAATTCAAATCTGTCAAGATAGAGATTCCTCACACCCATGCCAGGCAAGAAACCCGGCGAATTCCAGCACCCGTGTTCCTGGAACGATGCCACAGGATCTTCCGTGATCCAGTTTTCAAATCCTAGTTCTCGCAGATCCCAACCCGCACGCTTGGCTTCGTTGCGGTATACCCAACGAGCATATGAACCTTGGCAGTGCTTGAGAGCAGCACGCCAGAACTCTCGAGGGTTGTGTGCCTTTTGCCAGGCCAGGGCCCAGATCAAACGACCAAGATTCACTGCATGTGCACGGCATAAGCCAAAGCCTGCAAGACTCTGCATCTCCTGATAGATGGCATGGCGATCAGGATGATCTCCTAAACGAGCCATGAACTCCATGACCTTTTCTTCGTTGCGTTTGGCAAACGCCCGGCGATACATATCGGCCTCGTAGGCATTGACTGAGATCAATTTCATGATCTTTTCTATAGCATCATCCTCACACACGATGGCTGATTCCTGCACCGTGGTCTTGGTCCAGTCATGGAAGAATGATGCCTTTTTGCGACCTTCCACTGCCACAGGACGCACCAGGGCAGTGGCAAACACGCAGTCTTCTACTGAGGTAGGTTTGATAGCCCGGAACAGTCGGCGCATGGCCGGTGATTCGCCCTGCGTCACACCCAAGACATCTCCGCGCTGTAGCAAGTCTGCTGTGCGATCATCGGTCTTGGGATATTCATGTATCATGCGCGTAGCGTCAATCTCCATGAGCTGGCTCAGTCCGCGATTGGCCAGGATGTCTACCTTGAGATGTTCGAGATCCTCCACTTCGTTTTTGTCCAGCAAGATCAGATTGTCTGCGCGGAAAAGGCTCTGTGGCAGCTTGCGATCAAACACTATCACACCACCGCAGTGTTTTGATAGGCAGCGTTTCTTGCCCATTAACTTTTTCTCGATCCTGCTAGCTTCTTCTGGATCTACTCCCAGTTTCTCATAATCAATGTCGCGCGGTAATCGGCCTCGGGCACCCAGTCTCTTGGCAGCCTCTCTGCGGGCCGAGCGCTCTTTATACATCACATAGTTGGAAATACGGGCAGTGCGACCAGGCCATGCATCAAAGATACGCTGCATGGCCAAAGCCTGCTGATGATGCGGAACATCTATGTCTACGTCCGGCAAATCGTCACGGAACGGATTGAGGAACCGTGCGAGAGGTATACGCCACTCTATGGGATCCACATCTGTTATCGCCATGAGATAACATACCAGGCTAGATCCTGCGGATCCGCGAGTCATGTGTGGTATGTCTTGATTAAGATCCAGCACCCTGCGGATCTTGAGGAAGTAATCTGTGAATCTCTGTTGGATGATTATACCAAACTCTTCCGCTAGACGATCTTGATACTCTGCTGTGTCGGGGCAGGGCCTGCGGAATTCTGCCAACAAGGATTCTATCTGTTGTAATTCTGTCGCCATAATGTGTGCCTTTAAATATGCCTGTACAGATATTTACCCTGTCCAAAATCTCATCGTCAATAAATAACAAAAAGGTCCAGATTGATGCAAAAGCGCACCCGTAGCATTCTAGAAGAACTAGACGCTATACACACAGAACGTTACGCCGACAGAGATCGTCGCTACATCATTGAGAGCCGTGCCTCCAACGTGATCGCATCGGCCATACGCTTGGTAGAGCAGATCGAAGCTGCCTATCCTGCGGACCAGGCCGAAAATCTGGTACGCAAGCTGCTCAACGCCATACGCATGAAGGACGCAGGAAAATTTACACGCACAGTGAGACGCACAGATGCAGATATTTGAGATAACCCAACCCCGCGCGAAGTTGCCGGAACAACCTGAATACAC